CACAGAGCATACTTGTACGCCCGGCTGTCCTTTACTATGTCAATTCTCAGTCAGCTCCTTTCTCTGTGCAGTTGACTGCACAAATGGGTATAAGAAAACCGCCTGAGGATTCAAGCGGTTATCATCACTATTCATTATCTTCGAGAAGCACCTTAATCAGTGGATTCTCTTCCTTTGCCTGCAAATTAAGATTGCCCATTTTTGCCCTGCTCTGAGGGCTGAGACAAAGTTCATTACAGCAGCGGAAAAAGGATTTTATATATCTGTCTTTTGACTGGAGCAGCTTATCGTTGAGTATGTTATGAGGCTCTTGATTAATACGGCTCTCTATCTCCTGCATACGATCCAGAGCAATGCTGCACTCTGTAAGTACATAGACATCGAGGTTGCCGAGTATCTCAGCACCTTCCAGTTCCCGGACAATGAACTTAAAAATTTTCTTCTGAGCGGTCGTAAGATACTTCGGAGGTCTCAGCTTGTCAGTCTTTCCTTTAAGCTTTTCCTCAGTGCCGAGTTTTGCATCTATTTCCGACTTCGTAAGGTGTTTAGCAGTTGTCTTCGCAGACATCGCAGGCCTTGCCACGCTGTATCACCTCTTTCATTTAGGGAATTTTTTATGTTCAGAGAGGGGCGTCGTTGGAGAAGTGCTTTCCTATTATAAAAAATTACCCTCCGGGGGGCTATTTTGGTAAAATTTTTGTGAGAGTTTCCGCAGAAATCGTTCCGGATTCTGCCATTTCGTGATGAAATCTGCATAAAGTTATCAGGTTTTCATCGCTCAAACGCAATTCCCAGTTAGTTTTCAACGGCTGAATGTGATGTACTGAAAGATCTTCATTGTTCAGCTTCCTGACAGTTCCTTTGAGATCGTTCATACAAGCAACGCACAAATACTTGTCACGCCGCATTATATGTTCTCGCTTCAGCTTCCATTCGTATGACCAGCGGAATATATCTTCACGGGATCCGCGGCACTTAAATGCCTCCGCTTTCTTATCACACTGAAATGACCGCTCGTGGATCTTTCCACAATACTTACAGGCTCTTTTCATACTCTCTATGCTATCATCATATCACATCACAGGAGGCATTTCAAGGCATGAGCTGACATAGTTTTTCGATTGCCAGCTTCTGCTTCTGCCTTACAGTACGAGGAGCATAGTTCATAATATCTGCCGTCTGCTCTATCGTGTGAAACAGAAGATACCTGTGAGTGAGAACAGTTTCCAAGTCATCATCACCAAGTTTTGCAATTGCTTCCTGAATCTCTTTTACGGCATTTGTAGCGTTGGTTCTCTGTTCTTCTGCTTGACGTTCTGTCTCAACAAGCTTCATAATAGCGTTTTCTGTATTGTTGTTTGTAGTGTCGGAACGTCCTTTTTCGTTTGTATCCGATGAGCGCGAAAGCCCTTGTGCGCGTTCTCGACACTGTACAATCAGCATATTCAACGCCGTTATTTTCTTGTCAGCATAGAACGCCCGGTTCAGCCAACGTTTCATTTCTTCCGTTGTCATCGCACGTTCTTGCCTCCGATCTGGTTGCAGAGGTGGGACTCGAACCCACGACATCAAGGTTATGAGCCTCGTGAACTCGCCGCTGTTCTACTCTGCCAGCTTGCGGACACTGCTGCGTCCGCATCAAGAATTCCGAAAAATGAGATGCGAGAAGAAGGCGGAGGCTTCCGCACAGCCCCGGTAAAAGCCGTGCGGGAAGGTATCCTGTACAATTCCGCCTGCCTTCTTAGTTTTACTATACAGCCTTTCGCAAAGTTATACAAGATGATTTGCGGTAATAAGAGGTCATATTTCAGAAAAAATTTTTGAATACTTTTCCGAGAAGAGATTCAACGCTCTTTGGTGCATTCCCTCGCGGACGTGTTTTACGCTTTTTTTATCAAGCGCTGCTGCAACATCCTCCCAACTCCTGCCGCGAATATAGTATTCCGTGAGAAGTACGCACGATCGATTATCACCGAGGTTCTGTATCTCTTCGCGTATCTTGAGACGCAGCTCCTTGCAGATGGCAAGATTTTCTTCTATCCTGCTCCGCAATTCTTCCACATACTCAGCATCATCTTCTGAGCAGCTGTCAGCAAGTTCGCCTTCGAGTGAACGTATGCGGAGATCAATGTCTTTCACCTGATTCAGATATTCAATTACTGTCATGATTTCTCACTCTCTATCTCTACAATTTCACAATGCGGTTTCTTATACTTGCAGTTCGCGCAATTCCCCTTCCTGCGGTTTATCTTCACTGCTCTATTACGCTGTTCATAGAACTCTTTCTCAGTCTTGAAGAATTTACATATCCGGCGTGATCTTGTACCGGTGCATGAAGTGCTAAGAATCGTGCATATATTATCCTTGCCGGGAACAGAGAAATAGCAGACCTCAGGTTCATCAAGCATCATCTTCACCGTCCTTAAATAAGCTGAGATTGTCCTCATAGTCTTGATTATCCGGTTCTTGATACCGTGGAGAGATTTGTTCTGCGAGTTTGCATACTTCCCTAAGATCTGACACCAGATCCTTATCAGGTAAGATAGGATCAACTACTCCGCGCAGAACAAGTCCTTCCATGAGGGCGATTATTCCGCCTCTTTTCCCTGTGCGATAATTGTAACTGATATACTCATCGCCAAGAGGTTTTGTATACTTATTGTCAATGAAATATACCGCCTTATTGCAAGTAAGCGGCAGAAAATTAACGCCTTTTCTGTTGATCGTCATTTTCGCATCAATCAGTGGTATTTCTCCGGGAACACAGTCTTTTTCACTGAATGATACTTTTTCTTTGAATTCACATCTATATTTGTGCCAGTCATCTTCTTTGACATCAAGAAGTATCCGGAGATTATGCTCAGTAAAGTCCGGAAGTCCGTAAATCGGATACATTGCATATCCGTCTCCGATCCATTGACAGTCCTCACCTTGCATTATCACGATATTCTTTTTCTGCTTCAGCAGTGAAAACACTTTACTCAGCTTCATTTATCTTCTCCTCTCGATATAGTGTTCGGAAGCTTTATATATTCCTCAATCAGATTCTTTGCCGCTTCCCAATCGTAGCACACTGCAACGCAGTGACCTGCTTCACGTAATGCTCTCAGCCACGCTTTCTGATTCTCAGTCGGCTTGTTAGGCTTGACCTTCATTTCGATGTACAGACCTATGTATCCGCCGTGAGCGGTCGGAAGGCAGACATCCGGAACACCGGATCTCAGTCCGGCTTGCTTCATACGTGCTCCTGTTGCCCTGCTCCGCTTCCCCTCATTCGGAACATGATACATCAGTCTGAGTTCGGGATAGGTGTTTTCTGCGAACTCAGCCCACCTGAACAGCGTGATCTGTTCGATCTCTTCTTGTGATTGCACCATGCCGCCTCCTTCTTGTAGTATCGTGCATATATGTAGACTCCTCCGTTAGCATCGTTATATACAACGTTCGCCTGTGCTAAGTAATAGCCGGTATACAGCTTCTCATACTCAGTTCTGTCTTCGGTATCCTTTGCAAGTTCTTTTATCTGCTTTTTCGAGAATCTGTTATCTCTCTGCTTTGCCTGTGGAATAATCAGGTTTCGAGACCTGCTGTACTTCTTCTTGCCCATGAATTCTCTTGCCTGCTTGAGCATATAGTGTACAAGAGTAGAAATACCGTTCTCGTTGAATATCAGACCGGCAGAATTCACATATCCCATTCCCCAGAGGTCCCTATACTCTGTCTGGGATAAGCCTCCGCTGAGTATCAGATGATGATGGTATCTTCCGGAGCGAGGTCCTTTTTCAGTGACGGATATGTATTTCAGTTCCGGAAGTCCTCGCTTCTCCCGGTAACGTTTCACTCTGCGAAGGAAAGCACTGAGCAGACGTGCGGCTTCCTTTTCTGTCTGCGGATTATAGTCAGGTTTGTATGTGAGGTCAAGCTTTACATCGTCCTCGGTGAAGTTTGTGTTTGCTATCCTGACAAGATTATTCTCTGCACGATTATCATTCAGCTTCTGCTGCACCTCAGACGTTGGCTTCGCTTTCCGTCTCCTGCATACAGCCTTCGCATATACCGGGTATATGTTCACATCGAGGTAGTCTCCGCATTCAAATCTTGTCTCTCGGTACCAGCTTCTCATTTTCAGTTTCCTCTTTGGTCGTAAAGTTAATATCCATTACAAGCTTGCAAAAGCCAGCTTCAGGCTTTTTGCTTTTTACTATATAATAGTATAGGTATGCGGCTGCTTATCCGGCAGCCGCTTCTTTTTTTCTGGCAGAGCGTTCAAGTTCCGCCATTTTTGTATTCCAGCATCCGCGTGCAGAATCAATAGTCAGATTTGGTGTCATTATCGCAGCACCGCATTTCTTGCACTTTATCGTAATGCTAAGATCTGTATTGCGTATGTAATCGACCTTTCTTCCACCGCAATAAAAGCAGGATTTCATATTATCACCCCTTTCTTATACTTGCTTTATTGTCCTTTCCACGAGGCTCTCGAAATGCAGACGCTGCTTATCCGAAAGTATACGTTCCCCCGCTTTGTCCTTATATTTTTCGTAGAGCGGCAGTATTCGTGGATGATTAACGTTAAAACGGTATCCGTAATGATTCGGCTTTGCGTATATAGAATCATTTTTTACGGTCTGCGCCATTTTTAGCGCTTGATCGTATTGTATCTTCTTTCCTATTTTCACTGCCCCCTTTGAGTATGAGGTACGCTATCCCGGCTATGCAGATGCCGAGACCGATAGCAGATATTATGAGGTCAGTCATCCTGCTCACCGTCCATTCTTGCACTGCATTGTCCCCCTTGTTGGTATTGACTTGTTGGTGAGCTTACCGCAATTAGGACATTTACACTCCCACCATTCTGTTGCATCTATCTGGTAGAACCGATACTTATATTCTGT